GGTTCAAGTCTCGCCATCAGGTCATGGCATCAGCGGCTCGTCGTATTTATGAATATGCGATGGAGTACGCGATCAAGAATGATCCCAATCTTAATGATGCTCCGAGCGACTGGTACGAGGTCTCGATTACCGCTCCGCGCTCCCCGAATGTTGACGTTGGCCGTAACTCTGCGGCTCAATTGGCAGAGCTAGAGGCTGGCGTTGTCACCTTTGATGAGGTCTACGGAGCGCGTGGTCTCGACTGGCGTTCCGCTTTAGAGTCTAAAGCCCAACAAGCTTTGTTTGTACGTCAACTTGCTGCGAAATACGGAGTCGATGTATCTGAGATTTCGGTGATTCAGAAAGAGCGTCCCGCAACTAGTGTTGCAACTGCTATTGACATTGAAGATGATTCTTCTGAATCTCCGTCTCCAGTTGCTCCGTCAGAAGGTGGATCGCAACCTGTTGTTGTAGAGCAGGACGAGATTACCGCTACCGTCAAGAAGACTCGGAAACCAAAAGCCAAGAAAACAGAATGAGTTTCACCAAGAAGTCAGATTGGCTTTACTTCGCTCCGGCAAACGCTGCTGGTGATCCTGCTACCGTTCAGATCTTCGACCAGATTGGCGAAGACTGGTACGGTGGAAGCGGTCTATCTGCAAAGCAGTTTTCCGATGTTCTCAACGAGATTGGCAATGGTCCGCTGCTCGTAGAGATCAACTCTCCCGGTGGTAATGTCTGGGACGGTCTCAGCATTTACAACCAATTGCGCGGTCGCAAAGCTCCGGTGACCACTCGCGTTGTTGGCATTGCGGCTTCCATTGCGTCAATTATCGCTCTTGCCGGTGATCGCGTAGAGATGGCTGATGCCGCTCTGATGATGATTCACGATCCATCAGGGATGGCTTCTGGTACTTCCGAGGATATGCGGAAGATGGCTGAGGCTTTGGATCAACACGCTGAGGTGTTGGTTGGAGTGTATGCTAAAAAGACAGGACGCTCTCCCGAGTCTATCCGCGCTGCGATGCGAGCAGAGACTTGGTTTACCACCGCTGAGGCTCTCGCTTTTGGTCTTGTAGACAAACCCATCAAGCAGTTGGCAATGGCCGCTAAATGGCATCCTCGGGCAGTGACTAAGACCGCTCCTGAGACCGTCAAAAACAACCTCCGTCGAGGGTTAGAGCAATACGAGGAAGGTCTTGCTGGCGACAGTTTAGAGCCAGCAACTGTTACCGATGCTAAATCGCTGGTTGCAGGAGAGGCTCCTACCGAAAACAAGATCCGCAAAGCTAACGCTTGGTGGGGACGCAACGACCGATTCTTGGAAGCAGAACCTAATACTCCTGCGGACGTAGCAGCAAACCTCTGGGGAGGTGCTGCTGGACGCGACTGGTTCAACGCTCTGTATGCTCAGATTGAGCGTCAAGAAGAGCAAGAAGAAGAATCTTTAGACGACAAGCTTTCTGCTAATAGCCAAACCGCTAACGGCAAAAATGGCGTGGACTCCACGCCGCAACCAACACAAACCACCGACACACATATGTCTGACACTGCTACTACTGTGACGGCTGCGGCTGCTCCTGCCGCTCCCGTTGATCTCGCTACCATTATGGCTAAGCTTTCCGCTCTGGAAGCTTCGATTAAGTCGCCCACCGCCGCCCCCGCTCCTGATCCGGTTCGCCCCGTGATCGTGAACTTGGGTAATCCTCTGTTGGAGAAGCACAAGAGCCTCCGCGCTGGTGCAGAGCGTCAGCGTTTCCTGATTGAGAACCACAGTGAGCTATTGCGCCAGAGCGCGATGATGGCTCCTCAGAACAACACGTTCACCGGCTCTTTGGTTGTTGATTATCTCGCGGATGCAATCATTACCGTTGCGACCGCGAAGTTGGCAATGATCTCTAGCTTTACGCGCAACGTTGGTTTGGACAATTTGCGTCCGCGAGCAATCGTGCGAGTCAAAAAGTTCACCGCTGGTGATGACGTTGTCCCCAACGCGACCAACTTTGAGGACAGCGCGGCCAACAATTCCACATTGGAGGCTACCTCGGTAACTGTTCAGCAGTTGACCAAAACCTTCACCGTGAATCAGCAGGAACTGAATCAGGGTTTTGCAATTAGCGACTTGGCTCAGGGTTCCGCTGAGATTTTTGCTCTTGGTATTAGCAAAAAGGTCACCGCTCAGATGACCACCGCGCTGTTTGGCACTCCTGTAGTTATTGGTACTGGTGCTGCTTTTGACAGTTCCGATCTTCCTGCAATATTGGCTCTTGCAAAGAATTACCGAAATAAGCTCCTTCTGTTGGACGGCGGACACTTGGCTCGTTTGATGTTCTCCGGTCAGCTTACTGCTTCTGCTGGAACCAATCCGTTCCCTGATTCGCGTTATGGTCCGTTGAACAACGGCTACTTCGGATTTGCTAACATCTTGGAGCAAAACGATTGGACTGGTGCCTCCACCAACGCTGCTGGTTTTGTCTGCGGTCAGGACGCTATCGCCATTGCGAGCGGTTTGCCGGTTGGAATGATTGCTGGTGAGTTTGTGGAACAGCGTAGCGTTGACTTGAGCAACGGTCTTTCTGTGTTGCTGTCTGTCTGGTATTCCCGTGCCACTCGCGCTCACATGGCTTCCTACGATATCATGTTCGGCGCGGCTGCTGCGGATACTACGCAAGCCGAGGTTTTGACCACCTCCTAATCCTTAAGGATATGCGTATTGCAACCACCGTAGCAGTGGACAAGACCGGCAAGACTAAGCTGGTATCTGGTCCCGATGTTAGCGCGGAACTCCAACGCACTAGCTTCAACACTGCGAACGTCCCCGAGGGAGGCAAACTGATCCTGTGGATACAGGGTAGTCTGACACCGAAGATTCGTAAGGGTTAACAAACCAAAACTGGGAGGGTCGCTGGACACGCTGGTGACCCTCCCTTTGACAAACACAATTTTATGGCACTGCAAGCAGACATAGCAACCGAGTATAGTATGGGCCGTTATGGCTCTGAGCTAATCACAAGCACTTCGGCGCAAACTGGCAACTGGTCTGCTTTGATTCCTACGGAGCCGACTGTTTTTGCGTCGATAACCGGATTTCAGTTTGCCGGTAATTGGCCGTCAAAAACAATGCCTACCGGAATCACAATCCCCGGCGATATAACTGCATTTCAAATCTCGTCTGGTAGCGTTATTGCGGTCAAAGCCCGAACACCGTAATGATCTCAATCGGCATAGCGATCAATAGGACTCATGTCAGCACTGGTGCTGAACCTGAACCACCGATCATGCGCCGAGATCTTCTGTGTGAGAGCGGAGAGTATCTAGTCCAAGAAGAAAACATTGGAGGCAACAAACTTGTCTATTCGTTTGGAACCTACGATTCGCTACTCACAGAAAGCGCAGACTTTTTAACACAAGAAGACTCAGGAAAATTCATTCTAACCGTTTACTGACATGGCAGACCTAAAAATCTCAGAACTAAATAACCTCACGGGGGCAGATCCGATTTTGGATATGCTTCCAATTGTCGATGTTTCGGCAACACCTCCAGCGAGTGGCAGCACAAAACGTATCAGCATCAACAATCTGCTCTCATCCTCGCCAACCGCGAGTGGAGCACTGACTGTCACCGGACTCGTTACCGCTGGCTCCGCCACCATCACCGGCGATCTGACGGTGGACACCTCGGTGCTGAAGGTTGATTCGACGAACAATCGGGTGGGTATTGGTACGGCGACCCCAGCCTCTGCTCTGTCTTTCCCGATTGGAACCGTCACGGCGGTTGGCATGACCGCTGCCACTGCTCACCAAGCAGGAAACGCAGGAACGCTAAAGTTTGGTATTTCTGATGGTGGTGCTGATTTTGCAGGTATGCACGTTGTGAACAGTCACGGCGGTACATATTCCTCGCAAGACCTGCTGTTTTTCACTGGTGAAGGCCCCGTTTCATTAGCTACCGAGCGGGTGCGTATTACACGATCCGGCAACGTTGGCGTGGGAGTTACTCCTTCCGGTACTGGCGGTTGTTTGCAACTCAAGAGCGGCATCACCTTCCCAGCCACTCAAGTCGCTTCAGCCGACGCGAACACGCTCGATGATTACGAGGAGGGGACGTGGACTCCTACGCTGACGTTCGCAACACCCGGTACGCTTGCTGTTACTTATTCTCAGCAAACCGGAAATTACACAAAGGTTGGAAATCTTATAACGGCTCGTTATTCTATTACAATCAATATAGGCGGATTGGTAATTGGAACGGCAAGTGGAGGTCTTAAGATTACAGGGCTTCCGTTTACTGTAAGTGGTACTGGAACCCAATATGTAGACTTGTCAACTAGTTTGACAGATCAAACTTCTGGCAGTCTTGTGATATCTTATCCCAGCACAACTCTTATTAACTTTGAACAAACACAAGTTAGTGGAACTAGAATAGTTAGAGCTGGTGCTTTGGTTTCTGCTTCTAATTTTGCGGCTGTAAACACTGGCGTAATTTCATTGCAAGCTGTAGTAACATACACCGTTTAATCCTATGCTAACAGAACGCACAATATTCTCCATTTGCGAGGTTCTTCCTAACACGACGCTCCAAGTCCGTCTTGCGGACCAGATCGTCGATGGCGAGGTTGTCAAAGCCTCCACCTTCCGCCGCTACTGTCTCGCTCCCGGCTCAGACCTTACGGGTCAGCCAGAGCAGGTTGTTGCGATAGCCAACGCTGTCTGGACTCCTGCCGCTGTCGCAGCCTACGCCGCCGCTCAAACCCCTAGCCCCACCATCCAATGATCGTACCAGTCAACATTGTCTCAGTGCAGTGCAATCAGAACAACTCGCTGTTCGTGACGACCGGAATCGATTACGACAGCGACGGCGCGGTTGTTGGTAGTGAGATTACCTCGCAATACACATTGAACCCCGGTGACTCGCTGGAAGGACAGCCAACCGAGGTTGTTAATATTGCCAACGCGCTGTGGACTCCGGCGGTTGTGGAGGCTTACAAAGCGGCGAATCCGGTGGTTGAAGCCGTCCAGCCTAAATCCGAGTAATGCAAACCGACACTAACAACAGCAGCGGAGTTGGGATCTCTCTAGCGACCGCTGCCGCTGCTGGTGCGGTCTCATTCCTTCCTCAGCTAACTGAGTGGTTCCAGCTTGGGGCTGCTGTTTTAGCGTTTGTCGCAGCATCAATCGGTCTCTATAAAACCTTCAAAAAATGAACTGGAAAACTACTCTTGCCGGTGTTGGAGCAATCCTTGTCGCTGTCGGCGGTGCGCTCAAAGCATTGTTTGACGGTGATCCTACGACCAACATTGATCTTGCTGCGACTATTGCCGCTGTGACCATTGGCTTTGGTTTGATCGCTGCCAAAGACGCTGACAAAAAGCCCGAGTGAATTT